CTCGTTACCTACACCGCTTATATCACCCATACTGAATGTTACAGCGTATTTCGTGTCTGGCATCGTGACTGATAAATTAAATGTATAATTGCCTGCAGATCCTTTTGTAACACTTGAAATGCCTCCACTACCATTAAGAACTGGTGTTTGCCCATTATAAGAAGCCCAAGCGCGACAACCATATACTGCAGTTGCAGAACCGTATCCGGCATTTAAGTTTAAATTGTTTAGAGTAGTATCGACAGAAACGTTTAAAACTGAAGTGATGCTGTTAGCGTATACCGACCATATTGGTCTAGCGCCTCCGGCGGTGTTTGTAGAGTACATGACGAAGTTGTCGTCGTTCTGCTGGACGAAGTTGACTGTGTTTCCGTTTGTGGTCTTGAAGTTCAGGTACTTGTTGTTGGTCAGAAAGTTCAAGTTGCCAGAATAGCTGATGTCTCCTGTCACCGACAGGGCAGTAGTCGGTACAGAGTTACCTATGCCGACGTTACCATTAGATACAAAATAAGTTCCAGTCCCAATAGTAGCAGTGTTCGTAGAAACGACCAGTGACGCCGTATTTGTCATAGTCGAATTAGCAGTAAACGAAGTTCCTACCGTATGAGAAGCGGCGTTTATAGAACCGTTAACGATAGTACCTGTAGCGCTCATCTGTAACATTAGGTTACCGGCCACGTTGTTGGTATAGAAGCTCAGTGAGTCAGCTGCACCAACTGAGATTCTTCCATTGCCGGTGACGTAGTCGACTACTATACCGTCACCATACGTGCCATTGAAAGTAGAGTTAGAGTATAGCCCGTTACCAGATACGATAGGCACGCCGACCGTGAATATACCGGAGGTGTTCGCCACGACGTTAGTACTGACACTATAACTTGCAGCGTTTATCGATGTGATCGCAGTAGCGTTTACCGTGATCGCCGTAGCGAGTACGTTAGCAGAGTTTGCTAGGTTGGCGAGTGCGTTCTCTAGTGACATTATTTACCTTTAATTTAAAATATTTCTGAGTTAAAGTATATTCCTGTAGGATTAGCACCCGGTGTTGCTGGCGTAGCTAAAGACTGAGAAGTACCAGCACCGTATGAAGCATTTGTCGGATTTGCTGTATATATTAATATCTGTTGTGTATCCATTGGGTTACCAATATTATAATAATTAAGAGATGTTATAGATGTGCCAGAAGGTCTTAACGTGAAAGTGGTATTAGCTGTAAATGTGACTGTAGGGATGACTCTCATAGGTACTGGAAATTTAATTATGCTTTCCCATTGCGCAAGTCCATACATATATCCTTGAGCTAAAATGCCTTGTGACGCTGTGTTGTTTGCTACTAATTGCCAATAATATCTCTGACACAAGGAAAGTTCAGCACTTATATGTCTTCTTTCAAAAGCAGAAGACACAGATCCAACTTCTAGTTGTACACCAGTGAGATAAAGAACAGCTCCATTAGTTGCGCATATACCAACAGAACCAGTAGAACCTATATAGTTTCCTGATTGCCAAGAACCAGCTGTAGAAAGATAATTTGATCCTGAACCTAAGTTAAATCTAAGTTGTAGACCACCACCATTACTGGTAGGCCAAGCTCCGGTGGCGCCTCCAGTATCTCCTGGAATTATAATGCTTATATAAGTCCAAGTATAAGCTGTTGGAATACTATAATTGAATACGTATGACCTAGTCTCACCTGATCCTACACCAGCTTGACCATTGACTATAGCACCACTAAAAGTTCCAGTTAAACTAGAATATGCCCAAAAAGAAACAGCTATTGGTTTTGCACTTGTTGTACCCCAAGCAAAATCAATCATATTATAGCCTTCTATAAACTGTCTAACAGATAGATAGTCTGTGCTTGCTGGAGAAGTAAAAGCACTTAGGGATGTTATTGCAAAATAATTAGTAAAACCAGCGGCGAGTCTAGTAGCATAACCGGTTTCAGTAGTCGATGGAGTCTGTTGAACAGAATATTTTGAACCAATGCTTAAAATTGATTGCCATCTATCACATGAACGATAACCTAATGAGTTTGATGCTGGAGTTGCAGAAGCACCAGAATCATGTTGATCTATATTCATTGCTCCATTGATGATACGGTTCTTCATACCCTGATAGTAGTTTATCGCGGTGTTGTTTACATACATGTTGCTGTTAGCGTCGAGAGTTATATTGACGTTAGCGCTAGTTGGATGCTGTAGGTTTACGACTTTAAGATATGACATCTATTACCATCCGTAATGTTCTTCGATTATTATGATACCAGATCCACCAGCACCACCTGTTCCACCGCCAGTACCAGCAGCGCCACCAGATCCACCCGTGCCAACACTATAGGCATAACTCGTAATGGGCGCGCTGATTATTACATCCATAAACCCTCCGGCTGAACCGCCAGAAGAAGATCCACCAGATCCACCATCACCAGATCCTCCGCCACCAGCACCGGTGTTTGGTATACCCGCGCCACCGCCGCCGCCTGCACTTCCTGCTGCACCTGCACCACCAAAAGGATTTGCGCCACCATATGGTCCTACAGCTGTACCTACACCGGTATTATATCCGCCTTGACCGCCCTGTAAACCAAAACCAGTTGCACCAGAACCTATTGTGGCTGTTCCACCCGCGTCAGGATTAGCGCTCGCTTTACCAGCGCCTCCACCGACTGCTATTAAGAAAGACGTGCCAAACGTAGAGTTTGTTCCGGCCGTGCCATTACCTTGTCCTGGCGCGCCACCGCCGCCTCCACCGCCGCCTCCACCGACCATGCGAACGCGAAGCCATGTGACTCCACTCGGTGTGGTATAGGTGCCGGAACCAGAAGTGTAGATAGTCTGTGTAGGCGCTTTGATATTGAGCATAGTGCCAGTAATAGTGGCAGTATCACCAGTCGTGACAATGTTTCCGTTCACGGCAGGAATATTAAGAGTAGTCGTCGCAGCTGAGCTCGCAGCGTTTAGCGTGACCGAACCTCCGCCTGGCGATAGTAGCTTTAGTGGCATTGTTTATAAACCTTTATTATCTAAAAACCAAAACACTGATGTATTTGCCATCTACACCAGTTGTAGAAGCATTCCAGACGCATATACTAAATCTAAAAGCTGTAGTTGTTGGTGCTTGTTCAGCATTAGTTGATAAGACAGTATGCACCATAGTGTCTCCAACGAATGAAGCGCCATATCCGGTAGATTTAGATACGTTGACTGTATAATTAATATCTGGCATAGTAAAGTTAAGATTTACAGTATAATCACCGGTAGCATTTCTAGTAACACTTGTAACACCACCGCTTTTATTAATTGTCACTCCACTGACACCATTGAACTGAACAAATGCTCGACAACCATACGCAGGTACTGCAGAACCATAACCGGAGTTAAATGTTAATACACCAGCCGAAGTTATTCCAGCTGTTTGTGTGAATGCTGGAGATCCAGAAGTGCCAGAATAAAAATTTATATTATTACTTGATATTTGAATCAGACCACCATTAGCACCTGAACTATCAGGAATCCAAGATGTGCCATTATAATACGCGTGATTACACAGATGTACGTAATCACCACCAGCGCTAAAATACGCTCCACCTATACTAATATAAGATCCATTAGAAACTGTAAGAGTATTAGCTATAGATACGGAATTAGAAGTACTTAAGTTCAGTCCACCAATCGCACCGTTACCGCTGAGTGTTAACGCCATATCTTAATTCCTAACTTACTGACCAGGTCGAGCCGACCGGTACGGTCACCACTATACCGGAGTTGATCGTTATCGGACCTGCAGAGAACGCGTTCATGCCGTTTGATATCGTGTAGTTAGCTGTAACGTTAGTCGCGTTCTCGTAGAACGGCGTAGTCGCTAGTGTGAGCTGTGAGTTCAATACTACTTGCGCGTTGAACGTGTGCGTGTTGGTCCACGTGTACTGGGCAGAAGTGTTGGTGCCGCTCAGCGGTCCGCCGTTGACGTACACGGAAGACGAGTTGACGACCACATTTACCGTCGAGTTACCGATGAACAGTCCTGACGCCGGACTGAGGTACGTGTTACCGCGAACTACTAGGTTGTTTCCTACGCTTACACCGTTACCCGAGGTGACGAGCTGGTTGACTCCAACAACCAGTCCGTCTGTCTCGAGCTGTAGCTTGTTTACTGACATGTACTACGCCTGCGCTTCCGTCCAAGATAGACGACCCTGAACGACTGCGTTCGCCGTGCCGATGTTGGTGGCGACGACTGTCAGTACGTCCGGCCCGTCTGGGTAGATACTAGTGCCTGGAGTGTTGGTGAGACCACCGCCGAGGATAGAGTTACCAAGATCTCTGAGCTTCGTCAGATCGGCCGTGATGACCGACTGGTTGGTAGAACCCGCCGAGTTAACCGCGTAGAACCCGTAGATCACCTCACCGCCTGATACGTAGCACGGGCCGGTGTGATCCGCGATCTGAGCGAGCGAAGACGTACCGGTAGCGATACGCGCGAACGTGCTGAGGTTGCCGTTTGGACCCGTGTAGCTGGTGGTCGTCGACGTAGAAGCTATCGGCGTGCCGTTTAGAATCAGCTGGATCAGGAACGAGCCGTTGACGAGAGCGTCTGTCGAGTTCAGAGTCAGCTGCATGCGGTTGAGGATCTCTTTAAGACCTAGAGAGCTAGGAACGCCGGAGTCGACCGCCGGTGAAGACCGCACGCTGAACATCGCTACCTGTTGGTTGTACTGCACCGTAGTGGAACCTGTTCCAGCACCTGCCTGCGACAACACGATGCTGTTGTTCGTAGACCCAGGAGTCACCGAGTACACGTACGTGCCTGCTGGGATGTTCGTGCCGGACACGAGCATTCCTGGCCAGATCGGAACCGTGTTAGCGATGCTGACCGTGTTAGAGCCAGACGTGACAGTCACCGACGATACGTTTCCGGCGACGGCAGTCGTCTGGATCGTCTCACCGAACGTAAAGATCAAAGACTTATCGTTGTCAAACTGACCGTCCATGATGACCGAAGTACCCCAGTGAGAGATGGTCGGTGCGAACTGTGGAGCGTGTAGATATACGCCGATAGGAGCCGCGGCCGAGTACGTGTGAGGCGCGTTGGCAGACGCCATCTGATTTACGTTTATCGTGACAGTGCCGGTCGCAGTCGCCGCCTGAGTCATGACGATGTTGTTGTTAGGAGCGCCAGGAACGATAGAGTACACGTACGTGCCGTTTGGAATGCCGGTACCTGTCACGAGCATGCCGGGTTGAACGCCGGTCACCGCGCTGGTCGTTGTAAGAGTGGCTGAGTTGTTCGTCGTCAGCACCGAGGCGACCGTGTTAGACAGCTTGCCTCTGGTTAGACCGGTGAATGTGTTGCCTGACAGTCCGGTATAGCTGATGTACTCGTAGGACGCTGGGTCTGCGACCAGCAGCGTGCCGTTGCTTGGGAATCCTGTGGTGTTTGCCACCTGAAGGATCGAAGTGTTGACGCCGTCTATAGTAGCGCCGAGTAGAGTCTTTGGCGCGATCGTGTTTGTCTCGTATCGCGCAGGTAGGTTACCAGAGCGCATCCACGCTTCGGTGTTTTGGTTGTTGTTGACGAACCTGTGCACGTAGATTACTTTACCCTGACTGTCTCTAAACCCTAGGCGAAGTGAGCCTGCGCCGTACCACGAGTAGTCGAGGTAGAACATCTGCATCTTCGATAGGTCTAGAACTAGGCCGGAAGGACCGGTGCCGTCTAGCTTGTCGATGTTGAACTGTGACTGAGGCACGCGCACCTCTACGGTCTTAGATATGATGGCGTAGTTTGGAGCCACTAGAGTAGCGCCGCGATACGGAGGAGTTATCGTCATCGACGTGTCAGACAGGATATCGAGAACGCGATAAGAAGAGCCGCGGATGACGATGAAGTCTCCAGGAACGAGCTGCTTGGTGAACTTAGTCGTAACACCGTTTACTGTAGCGCCGGTGATCACCGCCGAGCCGTTGGTGACTGACACCCAACCTGCGATCTGGTCTGTGGATCTCCTGCGAACTGCATACAGCGTCTGACCGTCGAACTCAAAGAACATTCCGTTCTGGTTATCAAACAGTCCGAGACGAGTAACTGCCCCGTACCAACTAGATACTGAAACTGTCGGAAGGCCTGTAGCCGGAGTCGCAGAAGGAGTAGACAGAGCGGTGTAGGTGAACTGGAAAGCGTTCAGCACTGATGTGACCACGAACGTGCCGTTGTACGCCGTCTCGTTCGCGCTAGAAACTACGATGGTCGCGCCTGGGTTGATCTGGTGCGCTACTTTAGTAGTTACAGTCACCGTCGTTCCGGAAGAGCTGATATCGTCTACGTTTATGTTTGGCTTGAGAATAGTACCAGTAGAGATCTGAATGCCCTTACCAGACTGGTAGCGGAAGTATCTGCGAGTCTGACGAATCGTCTGGTTATTGTGCGCCTGGTTACCAGTCGTGAACTGAACACCGCCGTCGAACGCGCGATGCAGGTACACACCGTCAGGTCTTGGATAGACCGCTGCGTTAGTCACCGTGCCGGAAGGAGAAGTCGTAGTCAGAATCTGGAACGACGTGCTGTTAGTCACGGCCGCGACCTGATACGACGAGTTGATAGGTCCGCCAGACGTCACCGATGAGTTTGCAAGATAGCAGCCGTCACCGACCTGAAGGCCGTGAGGCTCTGTGGTGGCCACCGTGATTGTGTTGCCGGACACTGTCGGCTGAGATGGAAGGGTGTACGCGGCGCCGGTGTAGAACGAGCCAGTATAGACCTGTGTCAGCGCTGAGTTGTATACCTGACCCGTTGTGCCTGTGAACGCGTAGCGGGCCGTGTACGTGAAGTACGAGCTCTGCTGGATAGTAGGTGAGCCGGCGATCGATGTGCCTAGGCTGCTTGTCAGACCTGGGAACAACACCGTAATTGAAGTAGTGCCGCCGACGAGAACGTATGCTGGATTAGAAGAAGAGGTGTTGTAGCCTGCGAGCGAGCCGGTGATGCCGGCGATCGTGACGTACGCACCCGCCACGAAACCGGTACCTGATGTGACGCTTAATACGACAGAGAGACCCTGTCCAGCTACGTATGTTCCTGCGGCCGCGGCCGAGATGGTGTAGCTAGAACCAGCTGCGTATGAGTTTTCAACTAGGAACGGGCCGTTACCGCCTTGGAACAGAGAGTCCTGCATCAGGAACGGGATACTGGTAGTAGTCTGCAGCGGTGTAGATACGTATACTGTCGTAGAGCTGTTTGTAGCGAACACACCGTTGATCGCGAATGGCGACTGAGTGTTGACGTAGAAGCTCGGGCGGTTATTCAGGAGAGTGAGTGTCTCCCACTTGGTAGGCTGTAGACCGTACTCAAAGTCGGTATCGATAAGGGCCTGAGGTTGCGATGTTCTGATCTTACCTACCGGATCTAGAAACGCCTCATCTGGAGCGAACAGCTCAGCGGGTTCGTCTACTACGATCTGGAGCTGATGTGTGGCAAGCATCGCAGTGGTGTTGAAGCTCAGCGTCACCGTAGTTACAGGATTGGTCGTGTTCGTTCCCTGTGTTATGGAATAGGAAGTAGCAGTGAGCGCAGGATCGCTGAAGTTGTAGATCACCTGATTGGTAGTAACGTTGGTGATAAGAAGTAGGCGCTCGCGCGGGAGCGCTCTTGGAATCGTCACTGTCTGAGTAGATGGTGAGAACGTATATTGTGTATCGAGAATTACTCTTCTTGCCATTGTAAATTTCCTCTATGCTCCAAACATTATATTTATCGCAGAAAACGGGGTCTGCTTATATGAAAAACTGGGTGCAGCGTCTTGACTGGTCCTGTAGGTCCCGTAGAAACTCATGCCCGGCATCGGCGCGGTCGAGAATGATACGTTGGAACCACTTACTACAAACCCAGACTTGAACGTATATAGCTCTGGTAGGTTCTGAAAGTCTCTAATGTAGCTGGCTGGAGTGACAGGAATCCCGCCTATAACTATATTTATCATACTCGGATTTGATGGTGTAATCGATACGCTGTTTACTGTAAGCGCGAACGTGTTTGAGAACCCGTTGAACTGATGAGAGAAGTCGTCTATCAGGTATGTGGTACCAACACCCTCACCGTTGGCATAAGTGTGGTTAGTGAAAGAGCCGGTGACAGCCACTACCGCGTTTGAGAACGTGGCGGTGTTGGTCGTGGCGTTTGCCGTTACGAACTGACCGAGTACACTGAGCTGTTGGTTCTGTGACATTAGTTACCTTGTGTATTAGAAACTGGTGTGATTTTTGCATTCCACATATCAATATATTTTTGATAATCTGAAATATCGGTTATTTCTTCTTGTAATTTACAATTATTAACAAATTCAATCCAACCAGAAGAACCATTCCATTGTAAAGCATGAAAGTCTGGAGGTAAATCAGAACAATCTATATTCTTAGCAATACCATCTACATAGACAGCATTATCTTCTCTAATTATTGTCAGACGCATCTATCAGCCTCATAGTTTTATTTTCTTCTCTATTACTATTTGCTATTTGCAACATAGCTTGAATACTGTTCTCTGATGCTTTAACCATTTCGTTTCTAAAACTTTCTGTGGCAGCAGCACCTTGTCTAACTTGTCCTGCGTTTTCAATCAATAAATGTGGTAACCACGCAATTGAACATCCCCATTCATCAATCTCTTTACCAGTATTCATATCTTTACCACGAACTTGAATGAACCAGTTACACTGTAACTGCACACAATCTTTTTTAAGTAAAGGACAATATTTTCCTGGTTTTAATTCCATAATTTAATTTGCCTGTGCTAGAATAAAGTCAATATAATTTACGGCCATATTTATATTAGTACCTGTGAATGTGTGATTATGAGAAGTTGCCGTGAATGTATGGCTATGAGCACCGCCACCACCCGCTCCTATATCATACCATCCAGCAAATCCATCACCTCCTGAAGCTGCTTGAGGACCATTACTATATCCACCCAAGCTGCCACGAATATGAATAGTTTCATAACCACCGCCGCCATGAAGATGGCTTGGAATTTCTGAAGTAGAAAGTGTGTGACCATCACTTGTACCAGTAACACTAACAGAACTAATTGAACCAGAGACAGACTGAGATGAAAACGCGGAAGAGAATGCTACAGATCCACCATTTCCAACAGAACCAGATACTATTCTCATCGCATAATCATGATATGTAGTAACTTTTGTCCATCCTGTAGGAGCGGCAGACTGTTGAAACGTATGAATAGTACCACTCGGTACTAACCATCCATTTACTCCATTTACTATAAATCCCGTCGATGAATGAACGACATTAACTGAAGCGTTACCTACTGAAAAACCACTAGAAAATTGCACAGAGTTAGCCGCGGTATTTACCGTGACGAGCTGAGCTAGCGTTCCTAGTTGGCTGTTCTGTGTCATAACTTACCTTATGGTTTCTTATATTTATTTTTAACTGTCTTGATAGACGTATAGAATTCTGAATTCTTGTCCAGCTTACCCTCGTCTATCGCGTGCCAGAGCATGTCGAGCTGGTCTTCTATAGACGGATACTCTGTCTTTCTAGATCTCTGGTACTCGCTCTTTAAGTACTCCTGCTTTAGACGATCGATCTCGATATCTATTTTATTTTTATCAATATTGATTAATTTACCAGATTCATCCCACGCTTCTATAATATCATTACCTGTAGATATAGTTACAGCATTAGGATGAACTATTTTAACTGCGTCATGAATCATTGAGCTAACTCCATGACTGTGATATCACTGCTAGTAGTTTGATCTCCTGCATATCCTCTACCATTTACGTAAACTGTTCCAGCCCCAGTCCAAAATTGAACTTGATAAGTCACAGAAGAAGTTGTTGCCGGACTATCTAAAAAACAAATACTTGCATCACTAGTTGATAAATTATATTGGCCTGCAGTATGTCCAAACGAACCGGAAGTGCTAGAGTCAATAAGTGTTCCATTGCGTAGTACGCGACAGTAGGCGTCACCCGCAGTAGACATACCAATTTGACAATTTATTATTAAAAGAATTTTACTAGATACTAAACTTGGCGTTATTGATACTGCAAAATTTGGTACATTAGTTGCAGTTGCAGAAGTTGTAGAAACAACATTCGTAAATGGAACGTTTACTACTTGAATAATAGAACCAGCTGGCATCGAACCTTTGGTGATACCACGTGAAGATACGTCTAATAATCCAGTCGGAGAGGTGCAGGCTATACCCATATTTCCATTAGCAAGTATCGTGACCATTGCATTTGCTCCGACACCAGCATTATATATACTTAAACCATCTCCTGGACCTACAGATATACGTCCATTACCTGTCACATAGTCTATTACTGTACCATCTGAATAACTTCCATTAAATGGACCGATAGAGTATAGACCATTAGATGATGTAGTAGAATATGAGTTTATCGTACCATTAACGAACACACCAGTCGCATTAATAATCATCGTCTGATTTGCAGCGACGCCTCCGGTATAGAAAGTTAAGTTATCTAATGGACCAACGCTTATTCTGCCATTACCTGTAACATAGTCTGTGACTATACCATCTGAATAACTCCCATTAAATGGACCGATAGAGTATAGACCATTAGATGATGTAATATTATTAGCGTTAATGACGTTGGCCGTAATGGCGTTGGTGAATGAGTGTGTGTTAGTCCAAGTGTACTGCGCAGAGGTATTAGTTATAGTATAGTTTAGGGGCACGACGCCTACTACGTCAATGGTAGAACCATTAATAGGCGGTGTAGAGAATACTATGATCGATCCTGAACCGGTGTTGACGTCGGTCGGGTTGCTCTGTCTCACGCCGTTAAGATAGACGTCTAGGTTGTTTGGCGTATAACCGCCGGTGACCGTGAACGTTGTTGCAGAACCTGTACCGGTGAATGTCTGTCTGACAAACACTGAGCTGTTGCTCCAGTATACAGAGCTGCCGTTAGACGTCAGTACCTGGCCGTTCGTGCCATACGAGCCGTTCGCAGATATACCTGCAGTCGATATCATAACTAGGTTAGAGAACGTCTGAGTGTTAGTCCAGCTATACTGCGCAGACGTGTTAGCATAGGTGTATGTAGTCGGCGATAGACCTACGACGTCAATGTATGCCCCGTTTGGAGGAGCGACGGTGAATACTATGTTAGCGCCAGAGCTTAAGTTTACGTCTACTACACTCTCTTGCTTGACGCCGTTAACGTACACGTCTAGATTCAACGGCGTATAGCCGCCGGTGATCGCAAAGTTCGTCGCTGAACCATTACCTGTAAAAGACTGTCTGATGGTAGTAGCGGCGTTAGACCAGTATACTCCAGCGCCATTGGATACCAGTATCTGTCCAGCAACACCGGCCGAGCCGTTAGCGTATATAGTATTGCTTATAACGACATTACCGTTTAGTACGACATTAGCGCTAAATGATTGTGTATTAGTCCAAGTGTACTGCGCGGAAGTGTTAACCCCAGCGGCACCCCAGTATACTGTAGAGCCGTTAGACAGGAGCGCCTGACCAGCAGTACCATATGAACCATTAGCCGATATGCCGGCAGATGTACTAATGGTCACGTTGCCATTAATATTTACGTTCGCGTTGAACGTATGAGCGTTAGACCAGACGTACTGGGCATTGGTGTTGGTGCCGCTGAGTGGTCCGCCGTTGACATAAACCGAAGATGAGTTGATTACGACGTTTACTGAAGAGTTACCGATGTAGAGTACTGTGTTACTTAGATTGACGCCGTTGGAGTTGATGCTCGTGTTGGCTACGCTGTTGCCAAACGTTATGCCGCTCGTGTTGATATTCGTGTTTACTGTGCTGTTGCCAAAAGTAAACGAGCTCTTAGTTACAGTTACGTTACCACCGATATAGAGGTTGTTGGCCACCAGCGGATCAGGAACAGAAGATGCCGATATGATTTGAGACTGAAACCCAAATACGTCAATCGCCCATGTGTTAGACGGTGTGACATAGAAGTTTACGTTGGCACCAGAAGATATATCGACGTCAACGAACGGTATCTGTTTGACGCCGTTTAGATATACTTGAACACCGCCAGGAATGTATCCGCCGGTTATAGCGAAGCTGTTAGCCGTACCGTTCGCGGTGTACTGTTGTGATACTAGTATGCTCGGACCGAAGTTCGAGTATGGGAGGTTGTTTACGTATCCTATGACGTCGATCAGCGCGCCGTTGTTCGGCGGTGTCGCAAAAGTTATAGAGCTGCCGTTTGTCGCGGTTACTTCTGTAGTGTTTCTCGAGAGTACGCCGTTGACGTATACTGATAGAGTGCCAGGCGTGTAACCGCCTGTAACAAAGAATAACGTAGTAGACCCATCGCCTGTGTACTGCTGTCTGACGGGCGTGGATGTGTTTAGACTGCTCCAGAACGAGCTCGTGCCGTTAGACGTCAGTACCTGGCCGAGAGTACCGACGCCGCCGTTAGCGTTGATAGTATTCGCTACGACAGTTATTGTGTTTATCGTGTTAGATACGAATAGAGTATTTGTGGTCTTGTTGAACGTGAACGACGCTAGAGCGTTAGACTTGCCTGAGTCGTTGAACACGATCTGAGTGTTAGATCCAGGAGGCGTGGTGATCGTGTTGATGTACACCGGATCTACGAACACGCCGGACGTATTAGATATGATACCGGTATTCGCTAGTACGTATATCGTACCGACTGTCGTGACAGGACCGCCGAACAGGCCGTTGCCGCTGTTTACTTGTGTGACAGTACCAGTGCCTGCGCCAGTTCCCCAGTACACCGAAGAGCCGTTAGAGAACAGGGTCGCACCTGAGCCACCGAACGAACCGTTGGCGTATATGCCGCCGGTGCCAAAGATGACGTTGTTGACTGTCGTGTTTGTGGAGACTACTAGGGTAGTTAGATTCGCGCCGGTCTCAAAGATGTTCGTGCCATCAGATGAATACAGCTTGCGGTCAGTTAAGTTTAACGCGAGCTCGCCGGTGTTTAGCGTTGATGTTGTAGGCTTCTTGCCTGCGACGCTAGAGCGCTTGAGCTGAAATACTGTATTACCTGCCATATGGCTCCCTCAGACCAGTATATACCGGCGTTAAAATGTATTGTCTTCTGGTATCTTCTTCTTCGCTACTTTCTTAAAATCTGTTGAGTATCTACTCAGCTCTGACTTTAATAATTCGTTCTCATTAAATGTAGTCTGTAGTTCTTGCTTTTGTCTCTCGTATTCTCTATTTAGAGTATCGAAATTCTTCTTTATAGATTCATAGTTTGTCTTTAATTCAGTTACATTATTATTTAGTTCGCCGATCTGGTTGGTATATTCTACGGTATAGTTAGAAGTCTTACCCTCTACTTCTTTCACCTTCTTGTCGGCTTCGGCTTTTGCGTCTATTAGTTTTTGTTTATTTATCTCTTCTATCTCAACGATTCTATCGCGAAGCTTCGTGTCGGCTTTCTTTAGATCGTTTCTCTCAACAGTTATAAGCTCTAGAGAGGTGGATAACTCTTTAATCATGTTTAGATTATTGGAGTTATGTTCGCTGAGCTCTTCGAATTTAGCCTTAAGGCCGGCATACGATACTTCTAGCTGAATAGTCTTTCTAATATAGTCTACTAGAAGCTGTTCTTGTCTCTGCACATACGCTACTGCTATATTCGCCGCCTCATCACCATTTTCCATAATATAATCACTCCTATTTAGAAAGCTCCACCGTCAAGAATATCGTAAACGACAGTGGTGCCGTTAGACTGAAGAACGTATCCAGAAGTACCAAGACTTAGTTGATTATAACCATTTGTTGAGTTACCAACTAATAACGCATTATTAGTAACAGTCTTATAACCAGTACCACCTTCAGTTCCTGCAAGAGCAGTTGATAACGTTAGAGTATTTGCTACTATATTAACGCCGAGAGTGCTGTTGGCAGTAATCTGGACGTTCGAAGAGTTGGCTACAAATCCACCACCGACACCGTATGGTACTAGGTAAGCCTGCAGGGTAGCCGTGGCTGAGTTAGAAGAAGTGTCTATGTTGACTGCAGTGTTTGGATTAGTATTAGAACCAAATAGCCAGAAGTATGGATTAGCGTTCGTCGATCTATTAGCGACGCGAACCATACCAGAATACCAGATGCTCGTGCTGTTACCTGCAGGAGAGAACCAGCCAGTATCTACGACGTCTGATGTGGTGTTGTTGTCACCGAGCTCGATGATGTTGTCGTTTACCTGAAGCGTTATGGTATTAACAGAGAATACCGTGCCAGTGACGACGAGGTTACCACCGACCGAAACGTTTCTGATAGTAAGATCAGTAGCAGGAGCGTTAACGTACGCACCGGAGATCGTAACGTTAGAGGCGATAGTCGTGTTTGTACCGTTTAGGAATGTGTTACCATTGAACGTCATAGACGTCGTGTTCATGCTGTAGACAGTGCCTGTGGCGTTGCTCATCAAGAACGAAGTGGTATTGATTACCGTGTTGCCGGTAGAGTTAGATACTGCGAGCTGAGGAGCCGCTGTAACCGTACCGTTGCCGAACAGCGCACCGTTGCCGGTTACCGATACGGCTGCAAGCGTGGTAGTATTACCACCGATGGCCAGCGACGTCGTATTGACTGATATGTTACCGGTCGTGTTAGCGACGTAGATGTTGACGGCGCTCGTGATCGTAGTATTACCGATCGTGATACCGGCAGAGTTGACAGTAGCAGTAGCCTGAGTAGATGTGTTGCCGACGACCTGGAAAGTAGATGAGTTGGCTACGGTGTTTACCGTAGTGTTACCGAGGACGATCGACGTGCCGGTGTTGCCGACGATGCCAGTCGTGCTGATCGTAACTACGTTGGCTGTAGAGTTGCTTATAGCGTATGAAGTTACTGAGATAAGAGTATTGCCGGTCGAGTTGGCAATGTTGATGCCTGGCAGACCAGTTACTGAGCTGTTACCGATGGTTAGGTTGTTAGCGAGTAGTGTGGCAGTCGGTAGTGTGGTAGTATTACCGGTGATGAAGAACGACGATGAGTTCTGAGTTGTGTTAGCGGTAGTGTTACCGACGTATTG